TAGCAGCGTGCCTCCATGTCGGCCACACCGTGTAGCCAAGCGTACGGGTCACCGCCCTTGTATATGCACCAGTGATGCTTATACAGTCGGCGACCCAACGTGGGCCCCCAATACCAACGACCAGCGACGGGGTATGGGCGCTGGCCCAAGAAGACACAGCGGAAAGGGTTCTGCGACAGTTCACTCTTTGTTGAGTCGATCATAAATCCGAATGACCTGATGTGCGAGCACAACAGTTCCAGATGATTCTGGGTAAAAGGTACGGACATGAGCCAAAGAGAGTCATCGCCAACCACACCAAGTTTACAATCCACCTGCATTTTCCTGATCATCTGTTCGGTAACTGCCTCAACTCGCACACGGTTAAGTGTGGCAGCCATTGACACAGTAATTACTATGCCATTCAACAAGGCGTTGATCAACGCCGTGTCGTCCCGACCAGATGCGTTCATGTAATCGCAAGCGTATTTTATCCCGGTGTTAAAACCACATTTCCCCTTGGGCCGCGCCCAAATGTCAAGTATGTGCCAGAAATACTCAGGAACAGCCTGCAGGATGTGACGATAAATTTTAGTGACGCAACCTAAGGCCTCCTTTCCAATAGTCCGGTCAAACATACTATAATCCCCCATGACAAAAGTTGTCAAGCCTGGCAAAAAATGCCTGTTGAACCATTCGTCCAACTGTTCAGGTGAAGTGCAGGCATAAAAGATGGGGCTATCTTTGTCCCAAGCCCTCTTCAGAGCAAACAAAACCTGCCTCAATGTGGGTCCTGCTAACACATGGGTGATGTCGGCCGGTCCTTGTATGAGTCTAGGTTTATAACTCTCGAGGGCCAGGAGCCCGATTGCCTCATCGACCTTGAAGCCCGGCAGTTTCTCGGTCTTGACGAAGGCAAGAAATTGATCCATTCTAAAAGCATCGGGACCAACCTCGTCATATATGGCCTTCACCCTCCTCAGTACTCGTTGCCGAGAACCGGGGAAAGCCTTCACCCATTCCTCAAAGTCATCAGTCCCATCTCGGAAATGTATCTGCTCGTCCCAAAGAGAAGAGTTCGTTCCACGAAGAATAGTGGGCAAGAGCTTTTCAACGTGGTTCCACCGTCTGTGCATTCCCGGCGGAGGTGCTTTCTTCTCCTTGAAGGCACGGACTAGCAAGGCATCTCGTGTGGAAAGGGGCGTCGGATCAGTCACCATCGGTGGCGCTCCACTTACTAGATATCCTAAACCGAGCAATTTCGTCCGGCCAGGCTTCTCTTTCGTGTCCTGTGGAGCATTGGCGCGTATTACCGTTTTCCGCCCCTTTCTTACGACCCTATGCGGTACATAGCCGACCTCCGAAGCAGTATGGTTTGAACCAAAAATGCCATGTGTCGCGCCGACAGGGGCCTCAACGACAACATCGGGGTTCAATGGTAGTTGCTTTGCGTGTGAAACCACCATTCCCGTGTAGCCAGTTGCAACGAACTTTCCTTGCGCGGCATCCATTGCGGCCTGGGATGCGTTCCCTGCCCAACAATTTGGGCAGTTCATGCTGAACCAGCGGCCCTTGGAGCCGAGTCGCCATGGTGGCGAGTTTCCACAGCTGTGACAGTCCTTCACATCATAAGGCTTCTCGGGTAGAAAATACTTTGTGTGACATGCGGTCTGACGTTTGGCTGCAGCCACTATTTTAGAGCGGTAATCAACGCTCCACATGGCCAGGAGAAGTTCATATGCCCTATCGGCCGGCGTCGTGTTCTGGAAGTCCCTGGATTTTAAAATTCCCGAGACGACCTGCCACAAAGATGATAGCTCAGGTTGTGTCCTTGCGATCACAAAAGAGTGCCAAGCAACGTTGAATCGTTCCTGTGCTTCATGATCGCCTGGAAACATTGGTCGCACATACGTTCCCGTATAGCGTGTTATTACACACCATTTCCACGAAAACATGTACACTCGCTGAAGG